GGTTATGGAATTAAAAGCAGCCCTCGAGGGTAACCTCAATGTCATTATTAAAGAAGAAAAGACAAAGCTTGAAAAAGCCATAACCGTTTCTATTAAAAAGGCAGGCACATATTTAAGGAACGAGTTACGCCGTCAGGTGCGTTCGGCACGGCTAGGCAAAGGGTTAGAAAAAGCATGGCAGGTTAATGTCTATCCTAATCGGGGTAGAAGCATGAGTGCTAGTGCTTTGGTGTTCTCTAAGTCAGTTAGGTTGCACAATGTTTTTGAAGATGGTGCAACTATTAAAGCCAACAATGCTTCTTGGCTTGTTATCCCATTAGAGTTTGCAATAAGCAAAGGGTGGGATAAGAATATGTCAAAGTCAAAAGGTAGCCAGCCAAGGAAGTGGTCGGCTATTGATGCCGCCGAGAGTTATTTTGGCAATCTTAGTTTTGTTCCTTATTCATCATCAAGAGCATTGCTTTGTGGTAAGCAAGGCAAGCAAAACGTGGCGGTGTTTTTATTGGTCAAGTCAGTAACAATTAAAAAGAAACTCGACATTGACCCAGTAGCAGAGAAGTGGAATGATAAGATACCTGATTACATTATATCAGAGTTGTCTCGACTTGATGGCACATAACAATAGGTTCTTCCTAGCACTCAAAGAGATACGGGTGGCGAAGCCGCGGGGGTTTTCTATTCTGTAGAAGTTTTATTTTACTTAACATTGCTTAACAAACTTAACAAAATCAGTTAATTAGATTAACAAATTTAATCAATAGGGTGAATATGTCTGAGCTAATAACAAGAGCAGAGCTTGCTCGCCGTTTGGGCGTAAGTCGTGCTGCAGTAACCTTAGCTATTAATAATCTCAGGTTATCTGGCAAAGCAATAAATGGTAAGAAAATTTTATATGAAGAAGCCTTGCGACAATGGACTAGCAACACAGATCCAAGGCGAGAATTTGGTGAGCAAAAAGTTGCAGATATAAATGACATAGAACTACAAGAACCTGATGATGATTTATACGATTTAGAAGAAGATAGAAAAGAACCGTCATCATTAAGAGAAGAAAAGGCAAGAGAGGCTAAAGCTCGGCGTGAATTGTTAGAGCACAAGCTCTCTGAAGCTAGAGATGAAAAAAGGGATAAGGCAGAAGTTGCAAGAGATATGTTCTCAGCAGGTCGCCTTATTAGACAGAGTTTAGATAGAATACCAGAGATTAGCGAGAAGATAGCAGCATTGCCTCAAGGTGATGTTGATGCTGTTCGTGCTCTTTTGAAAGAAAAGGTGAAAGATACGGAAGAAGTTATTTCACAGCTTTTACTAGCAGAGGTAAATCATGAAGACAACAAGGAGTATCATATTCAGTCAGTTGGCTAAAGCGATAGCCCCAGACCCAGAGATACTTCCTTCAACATGGGCATCAAATAACCTTGTCGTTGCGGATGGTCCTTATCAAGGTGAAAAATGGAAGCTCGAATTAACTCCATATCTAGCAGAAATTCTAGACTGCATGTCACCATCAAAGCCATATCGCAGGGTTAGCGTTAAGAAATCTGCTCAACTTGGACTTACAGGTGTTGGTTTGGCATGGCTTGGTTATATCATTGATGTCGTGCCAGCTTCAACATTGGTCGTGTTTCCAACGATATTGTCGAGTAAAAACTTTAACAAGGAGAAGCTTGCGGAGACATTATCTAAAACACCTGCTTTAAAGAACAAAGTAGTTGACCAAACAAACAAAGGATCTAACGGTTCTTCTGGTTTGTTTAAACGCTTTCCCGGTGGGTTTGCCGTTTTGACTGGTGCTAACAGTTCGGTCGATTTGCGTTCAAAGACTATTAAGAATGTTTTAGCTGATGAGATTGATGATTGGCCACTCGACCTTGATGGGCAGGGTGACCCTATGTCTATGGTTGATGCTCGTATGTCTGCGTTCGATAGAACTGGTGATGCTAAGAAGTTGGAGTTTTCAACTCCTACATTTAAGGGGATGAGTAGAATTGATGAAGCTTTTGAAAGTGGAGACCAGCGGTACTTTATGTTACCTTGTCCTCATTGTGGGTTCACACAAAGATTGGTTTTTGAAAATCTAAAATTTGAAAATCAATATCCGTACAATGCACATTATATGTGTTCAGATTGCGGTTCTTTGATTGAGCATCACCAAAAAGATGAGATGCTTGCTAAAGGAGAATGGGTGGCTCATAACCCAGGACCAGGTAAGCATCCATCTTTTTCAATTAATGCTTTATATTCGCCACTAACAACTTGGGATGATATTGCCAAAAAGTGGTGGGATGCTCAAGATGATCAACAAAAATTAAAAGCTTTTCGTAATCTAGTATTAGGAGAGAGCTTTGAGGTTGATGGTGAAGCACCAGAAGCAGAAAGGTTGTTTAACCGTAGAGCTGATTACCATAAAGGTTCTATCCCAGCAGGTGGTTTGTTCTTAACGGCTGGGGTCGATGTTCAGGCTGACCGACTTGAAATTGAAGTTGTAGCTTGGGGCATAGGTAAAACATCATGGTCGATTGATAAGATAGTTCTTGAAGGTGATACGGCCGAGTTATTTGTTTGGGGAGAGCTGAATAAGGTTCTTAATAGAACTTACTACGATTGGCAAAATAACCCACGGCAAATTGAATCTATGGCTATCGATAGCGGTTATCGCCCTCAGATGGTTTATAGTTTTACTAAAGGCAAACATAAATGCTTTGCTATTAAAGGCGTTGGTTCTGCTCATGCTCCAATTTTAGGAACTCCGAGCAAACAAGATACTACTAGAAGAGATGGAGAACGTCATAATAAGAAAAAAAGAAAAGTAGGCGGTGTTATGCTTTGGCCTGTTGGTACATGGCAGCTAAAAGCCGAGCTTTATGCTTTGTTGAATATGGATGGTCCAAGTGAGTCTGGAGGCTTCCCTCCAGGATGGTGTCATTTTCCACAAGATTATGACTTGCTATATTTTCAGCAATTGACCTCAGAAAGGCTCGTTGAAAGAGAGCAAAAAGGCTATTTGATTAGGGAGTGGGTTAAAGATTCAAGGGTAAGAAATGAGAATTTAGACTGTCGTGTTTATGCCATGGCCGCTGCATATTCTTTAGGTATGGGGCAATGGCAGTCATCTCATTGGGAAAGATTGGCTTCCGAGAGAAATGCACCACCAGCACAAGAACAATTAGACTTACTTAAAGGAATGGAATCACCGATTGTTGTTAATCCTACGACAGCTACAAAGGTGGTTAAATCTGTGCCTGAGCCAGATAATTCTAGTTCTGTGTGGATGGGAGGTGGTTATTGGAGAAGATAATATGGCTTATACAAAAGAACAATTAGAAGCCCTTGAGGATGCTATTTCTCAGGGGGTAACTTCGGTCTCATATAATGGCAAAACTATAACTTATAGATCATTGTCTGAGATGATTAAAATTAGAGATAATATGCGTTCAGAGCTGGGCGTATCGGCTAAAAAACCGAGGTCATATAGAACATCATTTAAGAGTGGTTGAAAATGAAGCAAAACGTTATTGATAAAGTAGTGTCTCTATTTTCACCTCAAGCTGGTGTTAAGAGAGCCACTGCTCGTTTGAAACTAGATTTACTACGAGGTTATGATGGAGCAAAATCGTCACTATCTAGTAGTGGTTGGTATGCCCCATCAACTGATGCGAATAGCGAAATAAGCTATGGATTGATTCCATTAAGAAATAAAAGTAGAGACTTAGTTCGCAATCACCCATATGCTCGGCGTATTATATCAACATTAGTTTCTAATGTCATAGGTGATGGGATTACCCCATCATTCGAAGATGAAAATCGTCAATCTTTATGGGACGCTTGGGCCGATAGTACGGACTGTGATGCCGATGGAGATCTAAATTTTTATGGTCTAACAGCATTAGCTTTTAGATCATCATTAGAAAGTGGTGAATGTCTGATTAGGTTTCGCCGTAGAAGGCTTAGTGATGGTTATAAAATACCGTTGCAACTTCAATTGTTGGAAGGGGACTTTTTAGATTTAACTAAAAACCAAATTAAACCAAGAATTATAAATGGGGTTGAGTTCGATGACTTAGGCAAGAGGGTTGCTTATTGGCTCTATGAAGAACATCCAGGAAGCTATTACGGCAACTTAAAGTCTAATCGAGTGCCTGCATCTGAGGTGTTCCACCTGTTTTTCAAGGAGCGACCAGGTCAAGTGAGAGGTGAGCCTAGATTGGCTCCTGTTATTAATAAGTTAAAGGATTTAGATGAGTATCAATTTGCTTTACTATTTAGAGCAAAAGTAGAGGCTTGCCTTGGTGTGTTTATAACCACCGATGAAGAAGCTCACGGAACGTTTGGTACACCTATAACAGGTGATAAATCAGGTGGAAGTAGCCCAATAAGGCAAGTCGAACCAGGAATGATTAGCTATTTGAAGCCTGGCGAAAGTGTAGAAACAATTAATCCGACAGGGTCAAGTGCTCATAACGATTATTCTAAACAACATAATCAGGCAATTTCTGTGGGTGCTGGTGTTACATATGACCAGCTAACTGGTGATTTAAGCCAAGCCAATTATTCATCTCTTAGAGCAGGTAAGGTAGAACAACGCAGACAATCTTCTCAAATTCAATGGCACTACTTAATACCAACTTTTTGTGAAAGAGTGGTTAAAGAGTTTGAGAAGACAATTCAATTGGCGGGGCTAGTTAAAGATAACATCTCAAAAGTTGAATGGATGCCACCCGCTCATGAGATGATTGATCCTCTTAAAGATACAAATGCAGAGATATTACAAGTTCAAGCAGGTTTCAAGACTATGGAGCAAGCTGTTTCTGAGCGTGGTTATAACTTTAAGCGACAGGTCAAAAAGATTGCTGAGAACAATCAGTTTCTTGATGACTATGGAGTTAAATTATCAAGCGATGCTAGGTCTGGATTAAATAACAAACCTACTGAAGATTCAAACAAAGAAGATGAGGAAGAAGATGCCAAAGAAAAATCAAAATAAAGAGATTCAAACGAGGTTTAGGTCTGTTGATATTTCCGAAGTTAAAGGGAGTGAAGATAGCCGAGAAATAGAAGTCATATGGACTACTGGGGCAACTGTACGAAGACACGACTGGGATGGCGATTATGATGAAGAGTTGGTTGTATCAGATTCTACAGTCAACTTAGAGCGTTTGAACAGCGGCAATGCACCTGTCCTTGATACCCATAGTAAAAGCTCTACTGACAATATAGTCGGTGTAGTTTTAAGAGCTTGGATTGAAAACGGCATAGGTAAAGCGATTGTCCGCATATCTAAGCGAGAAGATGTCGAGGGTATCTGGCAAGATATTCAAGATAGGATTTTAAGAAACTTATCGATTGGTTACCGTGTAAATAAGTTTGAGGTAACCGAAGAAGATGGAAAAGTTCCGCTCTATAGAGCGGTTGATTGGGAGCCATATGAAATATCATTGGTTCCAGTTGGTGCTGATGCCGGTGCCGTGGTTAGGTCGCAGGATGATAAAAACACCTGCGATTTTGTTTATTTAGGTAATAGAAATAAGGATAATGATGATATGCCTGTACCAAACAAAGAAAACGCTGCCGAAACCGGTAGCCAAGTAGATGCTGAAGCTATTAGAGCAGAGGCAACAAAAAAAGAGCGTGAGCGTATTCGCTCAATTAATGATATCGCAACTAAGGCAAATTTAGGTAGCGATTTTGTTGCTCGTATGAGCGCTGCAGATCATTCTGTGGATAAAGTAAGAGAGTTCGCCTTTGATGAAATGGCAAAGAAGTCTGAAGAAGTTAGAACTTCCCCATCTATACAGATTGGCATAGATTATGATTCAAAAGAGAGTAAACGTGCCGCTATTGAAACAGCTCTCGCCGCACGACATTCAAAACATGTGATTCCAGAAGGCAAAGCCAGAGAATATATGGGTATGTCTTTAGCAGAAATGATGAGGGATTATACTGGTTCTAAAGAGAGAAGTAGTAGTGCTTTAGTTGAACGTGCAATGACTACATCAGACTTCCCTGCAATTCTTGCAAATGTAGGTCATAAAATACTTATTCCTGTTTATAATGAAGCACAACAGAGCTTTAAGAGCATAGCTAGAATAGTTACTGTTAACGATTTTAAACCTAGTTCTTTAGTATCTTTGGGTAGTTTCCCTGACCTCAAAAAGCTTAAGCAAAATGGTGAGTTTGAACAAGGTAAGGTGAACGAAAGCGGAGAAAACATTAAAGTTGAGACATATGCAAGTTCATACTCTATTACACGCCAATCTTTAGTTAATGATGATGTTATGGCTTTTGCAAACCATTTTAACAATATTGGTTTGGTTATTGCCAAATTCGAAAACAAAAGATTTTGGGAATATGTAAAAGAGAATGGTAAATTAGCCGATGGATCAGCTTTATTTAACGCTAGCCGTGGAAACTACAATGCGACTGCGACAGCTTTGTCATACGATGCTATAAGTGCCGCAAGGGTAGCTATGCGTAATCAAAAAGGATTAGACAAAGAAAAATTAGGTATCGGACCTAAGTCTTTGGTAGTAAGTCCTGAGAACGAAACCAAGGCAGAACAATATTGCTCTTCAGTTTATGTTCCAAATGAAGCAGATAAAATCAATGTATTTGCAGGTAAATTAGCACCTATTTGTGAAGCTGAATTAAGCGGAAAAGATTGGTATTTGTTCGCAGACCCAATGATGAATGGTTTGACGGTCGCTTATCTTGAAGGAGAAATTGGCCCAAGGGTTAGAACATCAAACCCAGATAATGCGGAAGCCACTAAAATTTCAGTTGCATTGGATTTTGGCGTTGGTGCAGCAGGCGCTTACGGAACTTACTTCCAAAAAGGTGCTTAGTATTTGAAAGCTAAACGAGTGAGTTAAGAGAGGGTTTTGCCCTCTCTTTTTATTAATTCAAATTGAAAGACAATAGAGATGAAAAATAAGATTAGTGAAGGAAAAAGGATTGAGGTTGCGGTAGCCGATACAGTTATGAGTGGAGATATTGTCGCAATCGGTGATCTAGTTGGTATTGCATCAACTGATGCTGAAGATGGGACAACTGTTATTGATACAGAGGGGGTGTTCACAGTTCCTTGCTCTACCACCGATGATATTGCTGTAGGGGCAAGTGTGTATGTTTCTGCGACATCTGGTTCAGTTACCGTAACTGCGACAGATAACACTTTGGTTGGTGTCGCAGTTTCTGCTGCTCCTAGTGGTTCAACTGAAGTAAATATCAAAATCGTATAACTTTAAGTAGGTGTAAAATGCCGAGCAATGTTTTTAGCCGGGCATTGTCCGGCATTTTTTTAACCCAAATATCCCAAAATGGTATTTATAAAGCAGCTGATGGGAATGAATATCCCATTAGGGTTATTGTGTCTCAACCTGATGAAATAATCGGTTTTAGTGGTAACTCATTAATAGATGAGAAGATAACTATTGAGATACTAACTAATCAATCGTTTGACGTAAAAAAAGGCGAAATAATTAGCATTGATGGTGATGAATATTCAATTCAGTCAGAGCCTAAGGCTGATGATATGCGTTTAATCTATAAACTAGACTGTATAAGAGCATGAGAGATGAAATAAAAAAGATACTAAACACTATAGACGGTGTTGAGGTGCTAAGTAATATCAAAGTGCCAGAGAAGCTTATTCCAGGAATGAAAATTGTAATTCTGCCTGAGGGCGAGCTGGACGAGGAAGATTATACGATTGGACCGTCTGCCAATTACGACATGAGGCTAGATTTTGATATTGAAATTGCGTGTGCAGCTAAAACGGAAGAAGAAGCAGGAAAAAACAGGGATATATTAGTCAAAGCCATAGGTGACAAATTATCAGCGGCTGACATTCCCGGTATTGAGTATTTGTCAATATCTGCCCCTAAACAAAACTCCATTGATAGGGAATGGGGAACTCATTTGGTGGCATCTGTGGTGCTACCTGTTTCGTTACATTATATAAGTGATACAAACTATTAGAATAAGGACTTAAAGTTATGCCTAAAACAAGAGCGTATGGTAGTGACGTACAACTACTCGGTGGATTTGAAGATAGTTACGGTTCAGGCACGTCTGCAAAATATTGGAACCTTAGTTTTGGCTCGTCCGATTTAGGCTCTTCAAAAGCTTTGGGGTATGACCCTCTTTTGGGACAAGGACGCCAAGCCAAAGACCCTTATTATGAAGGTGAAAAAGTTGAGGGGAACATTGAGCCACCGTTTATGACTGAAGAGACTGGCTTTTGGCTTAAGGGTATCTTTGGTACGCCAACAACTACTGATAATGGTGATGGATCATATACTCACGTTTTTGTTCCAAGTAACAGCACTTTGCCGAGTTTGGTGTTTGAAGAGGGGCATATCGGATTATCAAGTCCAGTATTCAAGCGTAGAATGGGTGTTAAACTTGGTGGGCTATCATTTTCTATGGCACGCTCTGGCAATGCCAAGATGTCTATTTCAGCTATGGGGCAAAGTGAAGAGCTTTATTCTGCTGCTATTAGTTCGTCTCCATCTAAGTATGAAAACAACCGTTTTAGCAACTCTAAAGGAGCGGTTAAAAAAGGCGAAGACTATTTTGCCAATGTTGTTGGTGGAAGTTTTAGTTTTTCCAACTCATTAGAAGCCGTTGAAACAATCAGGGATGATGGCAAGATTGAGGGTGTCGATGAATCAGAGGCAAATGCCACAGGAAGTGTCGAGGTGCTAATGAGCACAGATACATCGCTAGAATTAGCTGGAAGTAATGAAACACCTATTTCGCTTGAATATTCATTTTCTAGGGATGATGGCTCATCAATTAAATTTGAAATGCCTAGAGTTTTTGTAGAAAAGTCAAAGCAACCAGTTAGTGGCCCAGGTGGAATTAAGTCAACATATAACTGGCGTGCTTCTTCAGAGCATGATGATGGTTATGTTGTTAAAGTAACCCTCACTAATACAACAGCGAGTTATTAATATGTCAGTCAAACTAGGAAAAGAAGTAACAGAGCTTTTAGTGTTAGACCTTGGATATGGTGTTAAAGTTAAGGCTAGACCAGTAAATGCTGTTATCTATAAAAAGGCAAAGATTAAGGGTTTGCTCAATGCTGCCGCACTAATGAAAGACCAGGCTGTTATTAAGTCTGTTGGTGGGCAAATTGTTAAGCTACCAGATTTATCAATCGAAGAAAACCAGAGAGCCGTTACTGAACTGTTGTTTTATATGGCGTTGGGAAAAGAAGCAATCGCAGAATGGAGCGGTGTGTTGGACCAAGATGACAATCCATCTGCCGTTAATGAAGAAAATATAAACACTTTGTTCTTATTGCCGAATATTGCAGACAATTTTGCTAATCAATATTTAAGCCAGATAATTAAGGTTATCTCAGAGGGGGAAGGTTTAGGGAGCGAGCCGAATGGAGCTATGGCTCCGCTCCCGAATACTGTAAAGCCTGTAGAAGGTTCAATATAGAGTACAAAGAAGATATGTGTCCGCAAGGCTCATGTAAATTTGATACTACTATGCCAGAGACTGAAGAGGGCTATCAATTCCTAGATTTAATTGAAATATGCGGACGGCAATTAAAAACCAGCTTTGGTGGTATAATCGGAGTTGATTTGAACGCTTGGTTAGATGTCGCTCGCATAAAGAACTATAACATTCCTGCTATGATGGAGTTTGTAAAGGACTTTGAAAAAGGAATGTTGGCTGGAATATCATCAACAAATAGTGAGTAATGAGCATGAGCAGCAAAAATTTATCTATTAGGCTCTCGATAAAAGATGCTGATACCGTTAAAAGGGCTTTAGAAACTATTGGCTCTGATGGGCAAAAAGCTTTACAGCGTATTGAAAAAGCGAGCCAACCAACGTCTATGGCATTAAAAATGGTTAACGCCACTTCAATAGAGGTTAAAAATACATTCTCATCTGCAGCTGGTGCAGCGGGGTCGTTTGGCTCTGTGCTTTCTTCAGTTGGACCATCTGGGCTATTGCTAGCTGCTGGAATAGGAACTGCGGTTATTGGAATCAACAAGCTAGTTGATGCATCTAGTAAGGCAATCTCAGAGATGGATGCTTTAGGCGATGCGGCTCAGGCTCTTGGTTTAACAACTGATGAATTGCAAGAACTTAGGTATGCGGCTGAACAAACTGGAAGTTCACAAGAAAAACTAGATGCGGCGATGCGTAAGTTTACCCAAGGTATTGGTGAAACAGCGGCAGGGGTTGGTGAGGTTAAAACTGTTTATGAGCAAATGGGAATTTCGGTTCAAGATAGTGAAGGAAAAATCAAGTCTAGCAGTGATGTGTTAAATGAAGTTGCCGATTATATGGCAAAAATTGAATCTCCAGCTGATAAAGCTCGTATAGCGATTAAGATGTTTGGTGAAAGTGGTGTTACTATGGTTAACATGCTCACCGATGGTTCAAAAGGACTAGACGGTTTTCGTAAGAAGGCGCAAGAGCTTGGTGTAGTAATCGATGCTTCATTAATTCAAAAAGCTGGTGATGCTCAAGACCAATTAGCAACGATGCACTCAATTATTGATGCTAACTTAAATTCTGCATTAGTGGAGATGGCTCCTATATTAGTCAATGTGGCGGAGGGATTTGCTGGTGTGGCTAAATGGGTT